TAGTTCAAATTGATATAAAATTCCTATATATTTCTCATCAATATTATCTTTTAAATCGGTTAATACTATATCATTTTTATTTCTTTTTGGTTTAAGAATTGTTGATAATTCATCAATATTATTTTTAATATATCCTATTAAATAATCTTTAACGGTTATTTCAATATTAACTACAAATACATTATATAATGATTGAACGCTATCAAATATTTCTTCATTAGTTGTCATTTCATCAAATTCAAGAGAAAACTCAAAAACTTCTTCTAAATGTTTCTTTATATTATTTACAATATCTAAAATAACTTCTTCCAAATCTGCCAATATTTCTGGTTGATCAGAATAAGTATTTTTTAATATATTGTATTTATCAAGTATTATTTGCAAATAATTAGTTTTTTTATTTTTTGATACTTTTACTTCTTTTATATTATTAATTTCATCATAAATATTATCAATTAAAATATCTTCCGATATAGAATTAATAATAAGTTCAATATCATAACTTCTATAACTATTATCGTCCTTCATTTCTTCCATCATACTCCTTTTCCCACTTTCTATATAAATCAATAATTTTTATTTTTAATTAAAACTATTATTATTTAATTGTATTATATTTTTTATCTTTTGATTTCTTATTTTTTTCTCATTACTTTGAGAAAATGACATGCTATTTAATAACTGATCATTTAAAGAAATTTTAGGTTGGAATTCTTCAATTATTTTAGTACTTAAAGAATTATCATTAGTATTTGTAATTTTATTCATATTTGAAATATTATTTAATTCTAAAATATTACTCATAAAATGATTTTGTTTAGTTGCAACTTCTTTACTTCCTATATTCTTTAAGAAAGAATTTATATTTGTTCCATCTGTTAAGACAGTATAACCAATTAAATAAGAAAATAATGTATCATCATGAAATCCACTTTGATGTTCGATTTTTCCACCATTTTTTCGTTCTAAAGTTCTAACTTCATCAAACATTAATTCATTATTTATTAATTCAGGTCTATCATTAACAATTATTCTTAAATTTTCAATTAATTTAGGACGACTTGTGCCAGTAGTATTAAATCCATAAACAAGGGTTTTCTTCTTAGTTTTAACACCTTTATTCTTATAAAAAGATTTCTTATCAGATTTAACTTCACCTTCTACCATTTTTTCTTCAAAATATAGATTGCTTACAACATTACTGTTTCTTAAATGTTCAATTAATACTATTCCATTATTATTTCGTTCTGGAATGATTACAGCATTTGGAACGTACGTCATTACAAATTTTTCAATTAAGTTAGCTAATTCTATTACTCCTATATTATTTGAATTAAATATCATCTTAGGACGATATGTTAATGGATCGATTAAAGTAAATGCACTACTATCTTTATCTAAACCAGATGCAACGTCAATTGATAATATCCATGATTTATAAAATAAATTATCAAAATCTTCAACAATATCTATTTTATAATTTTTAATTCCTTTTAATTTAGAATATACTGGAATAGTTAAATTCTTCAATGGTTCTTTTTTCAATAGACCGCTAATTATATCAAGTAATTCTTCATCAAATGGAGAAACATTAGAAGCATATGTCCACTCTAATAATAACTCTCGTTTTACTAGTAGCATATCTCCATCTAACTCTCTAATCTGTTTCTTTAACCATGCTTCAGATCTACCTAATTCAGAATATGAAAATTGAATATGAATAAAACCATTTTCAGAATTTGTTTCAATATATTCTTTTAGATACTCTATTCCATGTGTAACAAATAAATCATAAAATTCTTCATTAAATTTACAAGCCTTCTTAATAAAATTATAGCAAAATGCTCCAGAAGGAGTATCTAAATTATTTGGAGTAGTTGTTATTAAAATCCCTCTTGGAGTACCAGCTTTTTCAGCTATTTCCATAGCAGTATTTAAAGCTGGTCTTACAGCTTTATATGTTACATTATTATAACTTAAAAAAGCAAATTCATCAACAATATCTTCCATTAAATTCGCTAAATTTAATGCGTTCTCTTATGAACTGCTCTATGTCACCATAGAAGTTGAGACTATATCTTTATCCTTTTCAAAAGGATACCTTCCGTTTCCCAATATATTATAAAATATATTATAAATTATTTCAAATTTATGCCACCAATAGCTTGTGGGGTACTCTACTAACTTCTATATAATTATATCATTATTAAGAAGACTTTCGATAGTCGTTGAACCTTACTCTTATATAAGAGTCTTGGCTGCTGATTTTCTTCATATTATATATGAAGACTTCCCAGCAATTAAAAAGGATTCATTATAATATTACTACTATAATGGGCTATATTTAACCAAATACTAGGGACTGTTAAACCTCTCATTTGTGTTCCATTATGGTCGTTAATCATAATGCGTTCTCTTATGAACTGCTATATAGTTTCTATATAGATCAGACTATATCTTCGTGATCACCACTTCCACCCACTTGGATGTACTCTACTAACTTCTCATATAATTATACCATTATAAAGAAGAATTCGATAGTCGTTGAACCTTACTCTTATATAAGAGCCTTGGATGCTGATTACCCAATCTTATTAATTTTCAAACATTCACGCTTAGAATTACTTCTTACGTTGTAGTTTAATAAGCTCTAAGGACGTCCCAGCAATTCAATGATTTTTACTTAGGCAAGGATTATATTTTCACTTTCTATAAAAAATATTTTATCATCAATTATATTATTAAAAAAGAAATCATTTAAAACTTGTTCTGGAGAATCTTTATAAGTGATTCTTAAAAGAGAATATTCTTTATGATTTTTTATATATTCATTTTTCAAATTATCTCTAATTTTAGTAAGTTCAAATTCTTCTTTAGTTTTTTTAAATCCTGGCATAAAATGTTGAGAACCATCATATTCTATAAATAAATTAAATTCAGGAATAAAATAATCATAATATAAATTATTTATATATTTTAAATCATTAAAAGTCTTTTCAATTTCATATTGAATATTATTTTTAGATAAAAATAATTTTACTTCTAAAGACCCTCTTGAAATTGATGGATAACATTCAGGACACTTTAATCCCCATTTAATCGATTGTCTGGCTTCTTTTAATTCATATTCATGTCCACATGTTAAATGTTTGACTTTCAATGGTTTTGTTAAGGATTCATATTCACTTAATATTATATATTCATTTTCATTATTTTTTAAATTAAATTCTTTTAAAAAATCTTCTTTAGGAAAACGAATATGACCATAACATAAAGGACACCTATTACCATTAGAACTAAATTGATTAAATTTCATTTTAAAAATATGATTACATTCAAGATGTTTAATTTCCAAATATTCTTTATTATTTTTATATTCTTTAGAAATTAATTCATATTCTCCAGATTCTTCTATGTAATTTTTTACATATGAATAATCATATGATCGATTATTTGAACATTTTATACAATATTTTTTAATAGTTTTAGACATAAAATTTTCAGGTTTGGAAATAAATTCATTTCCACATTCAGGATGTAAAAATGTAGTTTCTTTATCATATCCATTATATGGTCCGATAAAAACAAATTTTCCTTTATATCTTCTATTAAATTTTGTTAAAAATTCTTTTTCATTAATAATATTATGATGGTTTCGTTTATTACCATAACAATGTTTACATCCAACTCTATTATTTCTTAATAGAGTTTTTGGGTTACAAGTAAATTCATTTCCACATTGATTACATTTAAATACACAAGATTTTTCTCTTGTAATAAATCCAGAAATATATGTAAACATTTCACAATGTTTTTCTTTTAAATCTTCTATAAGTTTTTTTTCTCGTATTTCTAAATCATTCATTTAAATTCTCCTTACTTAATTTAAATTAATGTTTAGACTATTTTTTATTTTTTAACAGAAAGTCATATATTATATGTTTTCACCTAATTTATCTGCTGAAGCTTCATCTCTACCAGTGGATAATGATTTAATTGTATTATTTTTACTTCCTAATCTAATTAAATTAATATTATCAGTATCTATTTTAGTATCCATATGAGCTAATAAATATTTAGGTAAATTTGTATAGATATCTTTACAACGTTTAATATTTAATTGTGAATCTGCCAATTCTTTATTAGAAAATACTATATTATAGTTAGTAGCCGGAAATAAATATATCCATGAATAAAATACTACAGCTGAAATAGTTTTAAAATGCTGTCTAGGTAGTAATACAATGGAATTTAAATTATTTAATAATGCAAACGATTCAGCTAAATTTCCACTATGTATTTCATATTGAGATAAACCACCTGGAGTAGGGACTCTAACTACTTCTCTAATATAATACCAAAAATTTATATTTACTTCTTGAGCAATTCTAGCTTGTTGTTCTAAAGTTAAATTTTCAGATCTAGGATCTACATTAACTAATGTTTCATCATATAATGATAAAAAAAATTTATTATTTTTTATACCTTTCTTTCTTAAAGTTTTAGATAATTTTAAGAAAGATTTATTTGAAGTATTTATATCAAATATCAATATAATTTCTCCTTTCTTTATAAAATTGAATATTTATATTAGATAGTTTAATTTTTTATTTTTTGTAAATAAAATGTTATATGTTAAATAAATAACATATAACATTCTAAAATTTATACTAATAATTCTTCTAAAATTTCATCTAATTCAATTTCTATATCGAAAGGAGTAGTTTCTTCTTTTATATATGATAAAGTACTTGTTGCAGGAGTTCTACCTTTAAATAATTTATTGATTAAATTATTAAATTTGGAATTCTTATCAGGAGAATTAATTAATCCTTGAATAGTAGATGAAAGTTCCCCATCTAAACGTTTCTTTTCAATATTATTAATTTCATCTAATTGTTTCTTAAGAAATTCTTTATCTTCTTTACTAGTTGTTTTATCATCCATTTGAATTCTAATATTTTTCTTAATATTTTCTAATCTATTTAAACTAGTTTCATATTGATATCGTTTATTAGTGACTTTAACATGTCCACCTTTACCAACAAATACTTCAACTAATATAGAAAAGAATGAAAATATTTCAGTAGAATACCCATATTTAACCGCCATTGAATCACAATTAGATTCAGTATCTATATACATTCCATTTTTATTGGCATAAAATACCCATAATATGTAAATTAATATAGTAAGTACCAACCCAATTAAAGCTGGAATTGGAAGAGCAGCGGCGATCCCTCCATATGTTATTATAAATGAAACTCCAATCCCCAAAGTAAATATTAAATTAACTTTATTATCTTTTCTTTCTATTTCAGTATTTACTTTTAAAAATACTTTATGACCTATTTCATGTAATAAAATAGCTGTTAATATTCTAGCATCCATTTTATAATATTTCATAAATAAAAATAATGCTTCTTGGAAATAGATAGTAGTTTTTCGAATAGTCTTAAAGTAATATCCTTCTCCATTTTCCATTATTTCTTCTGCAATTTTTTTATAATCTTGAGGAGTTAATAAAATACATGCACAGTATTCAATATTAGGTCTAGTGTCTAAATAAAATGTACAATCAGTATTAAACATTTTATCAGTCAATGTTTCTAAAGCATCAAAGCATTTTCCCCAATCTTTATTGTTTCTAAAAGTCTTAAGTTTTTTACCACCTTTTCCATTGTCAATTATCTCGATCATATCCATTAATTTTCCAAATTCTTTATCGATTAATTTAACTTCTGGACTATGTGCCAATGCTTCATTATATATTTGTAGATATTCTGATTCAGTTAGTAAATCTTTCATATATTATTTCCTTCCCTTTTAATTAAGTAATCTTTTTAAATTCTTTTTATATTTTTTAAGATCTTTATATAAATAATTAATTTCTTTTTCGAATTTTTTTGAAATTTCATGATATTCATTGGAAGAATTAGAATATTCATTAGAAAAATCTAATTTATTCCAAATAGATAAAACTTCAATATATTTTCGGGTAGATAAATATTTTCTTTTATAAAGAGTATCGAATAAATTTAAAATTTTAGGAATTACTTCTATATAATTTCCACTATCAATTAAATCTTCCATTTTTCTTAATTCAATTTCTATTTTAGAAATTATAGCAATTATAAAATATTTACTATAATAAGAAGGTAGATTTTCTTTTTTAGTATTTTTAATTATCTTTTCTATTTCGGATATTTTATCATCTGCTTCTTCAATTAAATCTTCCATTTTTCTTAGTAATTTTTTTATATCATCTTCCAATGTATTTATTAAAATTACTTCATTTAATAGACTTTCTATTAAAATTCCCATATACTATTTCCTTTCTAATACTGAAAAAATAAGAATCATACCTTAAATTAATAAGGTATGATTCATTATAATTTTAATTAATAAGTTTACTTATTAAGGAGCAGGAATAGCGGCTTTATCAGCATAAACCAGACCATCATTGTTCTGAATTACAATTCGACCTATGATCGGTGTAAATTCTTCAATAGTTTGACGTTTTGTCAGCATTACTGAAGGAACATTGGTCATACGAGTATTCAAGTAGTTATTAACTACATTGAAAGTGTATGGGTAATAAGTAAATGTCTTAAAGTCATTAGTAGATGGAACAAAGAACATATATAATGCTCCTTCATTCAGTAAGTCAGAAGAAAGAATCTTATATCGACTATGACCTGAAATAGCACCTAATGAATATTGAACTTCAACTCCACCATCATCTGCACCAGCTGAACTGGTAAACTGCCAAGAAACATTTGGAATTAAGTTAACATCAATAGGATGTCCAACAATTACAAATTGACCTTGGTATGATTTAAAGTCTGTTTTCATATCTTCAGCAAGTCGATCAATTACTTTTCGAAGACCAGATAACCAATCTTCTGGGTTAATTGCAAACTGTGCAGAAGGATAAACATTGAAATATTTTTCATAGTTTACAGGAGCAGAATCATAAGCTTTAACAAGGAATTCACCGATTTGCATATCTACTTCTTGAGCGGTAATCTGAGACAGTAAATCAACTACTGTAGCAGCACCATCAATATTATACATAGCTTTTACATCTTGTAAGAATTCCAGAGGAAGACTGGCTTCCATATGTGTTCCAGTACCAATTGAAATGTCTTTAGTGATCATATCGAATGATACATTTTTAGCCTTACGATGTGATTCAGAACTTTCATAAGCTTTAATTTTAACTTTAGTAGCGGTTCCTAATACAGTAACAATTTCAATTGTACCTTTAGAAAGATCTACACTACCCATGATAGTATCTTTAATTGCAACAGGAGAAGCTTCAGTCCCAGTAACTGCATCAATAGCACCATATAATCTATTATATGTATCAATTTGAATTGCAGGTGAAAGAACTACTGTACCTGAAGGATAAGTTACTTCAGTAATATAGAATTTTCTATCAAGAGTTGCACCCTTAGCTAAAATTTCATCTGTTAATAATTTTCCTGCAGCACCAGTAAGTTTACCACCTGTAAGGTTGATTTCCTGATTTAAAGTAGGAAGATCCATAGTTGTATTATTTAAAATATTAATGCTTTCTGGTAAGTAATGTTTAGTAACACCATCATCATCATATACAAAAGGTTTCATATATGCTACTTTAAAAGCTGGTTGGGTAACTGGTTCGGTAGGAATAGCGTACTTAAGACCTAATCGTGCCCACAGTTTTACCAAAATTGGCATTGTTAAAGATGCATATGGTGAGATATCTGCAATAGATTCAGAAAGAATACTTTCACGTACACCTTCAGAAAGAGTTTCTAATTGTTCTTTGGTTTCAGCGTTAAATCCTTCGGTAAGACTTTCAACGTATTCTTCGTAAAGACTATTGGTAGTTACGATGTCTTCAAAATCTTTACCAATAATACTGATCCCATTTTTTTGCTGGAATAGATCTTGTGTTTCGCTCAGATGAGCTGAAAAACCATCTAACCCTGCACTTGATTTCAGAGTTTCAGAGTATTTTACTGCCATGTTTTATTCTCCTTTTCTAATTCTTAAATAAAAATTATTATGTAGTAATCATTAATTTATATTTTTTTGTTCGTTAATAAAAATAGTTTTTGGAAGTATTTATTATTTAACATTATTATTTAAATGTTTAAATAAATCAGATATAGTTTCTAATTTTGTAACTAACTTCTTATACACTTTTTTTAACGTTTTGTAATCTAATTTACTTATTTGTAATAAAAGTATGTTATCAATTAATTCTTGAGTTTCTAATAACTCATCTAAAAATACATTTGATAACTTAGTTTTTCTTTCATTAACATTATCATTGAGTCGAATTTCTTCTTTATAATCTTCAATTTTATCTATTAGATATATGATAATGTTTTTTAATTCTCTAAATTTTTTAAATATATTCTTCTTATTTTCAACTTCACTATTATCTTCTTCACCAGTTCCATCATCTACTTGGGTAGCATCATCACCAGATAAAGAAGTATCAGAATTATCATCATCAGTGGATCCATCATCTTCAGTATCTCCTGTCGGGTCATCTGTGACATCTTCGGTTCCAGCATCAGCTGTATCGTCAGTAGAAGTATCGTCAGTATTGGAAGGATCGGATTCATCAGAAGTATCATCTTCTTTAGTAGTATCTTTAGGAGGAGTAGTATCACTAGTTGTATCTTTTTCTTCTTTAGTAGGGTCTACTACTTCTTCATCAGCTTCATTTAATAAAAAATCATTATCATCAAATAAATCTAAAATATCCATATAAATCATCCTTTCTTTATTTTCTATCTATTAGGGGGATTTGCTAAAGGAGGATTTAATTTTAATAAAGAAGCTTTATATTTTGCTCTAAGCATAATCATATTCTTCTGTTCTTGTTTGTTATCAGTTTTTTCTATCTTATCTGTTAACCATTCTATTTGATCTTGAATGAAGAAAAAAGCCTTATCATTTTTCATACGACGTTGTTCTTTATTATCAATTGCAATGATTCCAGCAGTAACCCCAATTATTAATGGTGCAAATGCTCCCATTAATGATCCTATTGAAATAGCCCCTGCTCCTGCTACAGCGTAAGTAATATATCTTAAGGCAGATTTTACTTTACTACTAAAAGGATCATCTGGATTTTTCTTAATAAAATCTTTAGTATCTTTTATTTTGTTGGATAATTGCTTAACGATTGTTTTACTTTTATCTTCAACTACTTCTTCTGTAATATTCTTAAGATCATCTTGGGAATAAAATTCTTTTAAAAATTCTTTAAATCCTTCATCCATAGATAATTCAATTTCAGTAGTTTCTTCAAATTCTTCTAAATTTCTAAAATCTATCATAAAATTAAAAATTTCCTTTCTGTAAATTTATTATATAAGAATGTTAAAATTTAATTTATACATTATATTATTTATTGAATAGGAAATTTAACATTTTTATATAATTATTAAGATTTTATAGAAAGGATATGATAAATATATGAATAAAAATAGCGTAGGGTGTATTATAATATCTGAAAATACAAGTTTTATACCTGAAATACTAGATGATAATAAGGACTTTATTAAATTCCCGGCTGTATTTCAAGAAATAGATCGTATAAATAGAAATAATAGAGCATATGGTGATCAGCTTATTACAAGTTTAAATACTCCACATATGAAAGAAAAAATAAGAACTAAAAACTTTGTTGGAGAATGTGGTCATCCAATGGCAACAGGAGATCTTGAAAAAGATGCTAAGAGACAAACTTATATTTTACATAATAATGTATCTCATATTATTACCGAATTAAAAGTAAATGGTAAGATTATTGAAGGGATTGTTGAAACATATAATGGATTCAAAGGTCCAGATATGATGGGAGCAGTAAGACAGGGAGTTGAAATTGGATTCTCTTTAAGAGCTTTAGGAAATCTGACAAATGGACCAAATGGAATTAAAAGAGTTGACGATGAAATTCTTATAATTTCATATGATTGGGTATTCTTCCCTTCTTATCCTAATGCATATATGAAAAATAATAACAATAAATCTTTTCAAGATAGATCTATCGATCCAATTCCATCTGTTAATATGAATGGACTTAAAGAAGAATTTATTAATTTTGAAATTGGTGAAATGCTTAATTATATTATTAATAAATCAGATAACTTAATTTCATTAGGAGAAAGTTTTGAATTTGGAAGTACATCTTTAAATGAAAATGCATCTTTATCAGGAGATAACTCTTCTTTATATATTAAAGATAATGATAATATTATTAAATGTTTCTTAGAAAAAAGTTTAACTAAAGATATTGATAATTTTCTTTTAAGTTTATAATAGAAAGAAGTGAATAAATATGTTAAACACTACTAATGTTCTTAGACATATTGAAAAAGAATTAGGATATAAATTCTCTCAATTGGAAATAACTCATGATGAAATTCTTGATTTATTAAAATTAGAGACATTAACTACTTTTAGTAAATATTTTCCTTATCAGGGAGATTTAATTGTTATAGAACCCATAAAAGATTTGGTTCCTGGTACAAGTAATATATTTTATATCGATAGTGAAACTGAAATATTAAATATTAATAAATTAGTTCCAAATTCAATACTTGGACCATATTTAAATACTTCTGAAGTAGGAGTTTCAATAGCAAATTCATTATATTCTAATCCAATTTCAAGACAACTAGACAAAGATTTAATAAGTGCTGTTACTAATCCTACTACATTTAGATTTATTTATCCGAATAAAGTAGAGATTACTCCTGCAGCTTTAGCATCAAATACTTTTGCAATAATGGTAAATAGAGTTCATCCTGATCATTTTGGAACTATTCCTGGTTTACTTAGAGATGAATTTTTAGAATTGGCTGTTTGCGATGTAAAAATTATGTTATATAAAATTAGAACTAGATTTCAAAATATTTCATCAACATTTGGAGAATTATCTTTATTTATAGATGATTTACAAAATGCTAAAGATGAAAGAAAAGATTTATTAGATAAATTTAGAACGAATGTTTTGAAAAATCCTAATAGAAAAAAAATTATAATAGCTTAAAAAAAAAAATAATTAAAATGGAAGATACTCTTATTACAGAGTATCTTCCATTATTTTTACATTTCTATACTGACATCGTATTCAATATCATCTTTATAATATAATACATAATAATCAGTTAAAC